CGGTGCTGCTCAGCGGAGATGCTATCCCCAGCCTTGCGAGCGGCACGGAAGGCGTTGAGAGCATCGATAGCGATACGACCACGACGCATCTTCTCCTCCGTAGAGATGGCGATCTTACCATCGGGCTGACGGTAGCCACCTTCGAGGATGTTGATCACACCAGGTACGTAGTGCGTACCCGTGCCAGCGACCATATAAGAGAGGAGGCGAGGGGCTTCGATGTTGAAGATGTGTGAGGGCTTGCCATCGTCGGGGAGCTGCTTATCGGGGTTGAGCAGGCCGATTATGCCGAGGCCGATGCCCTTGCCATCCTCCGTACAGCCTTCGCCGGTGCACTTACCCGTGTCGTAGATAGCCTCCATGGCTGCGAGCTTCATAGGCTGATTGGTAGCGACGTCGACAGCCGAGCTGTGCCCGGTCATAGCCGTTAGCAGTGCTGCTACGAAGCCGAAGGGAGCGATGATCTTGAGGTTGCGGCGAGCGAACTCTACGTTGCGCTTGCGCAGGAGATAGAGTGCACAGATACCGAGTGCGAAGAACGTACCGAGCGTCCAAGACGAGGTGACCGTATGGAGGAACTTGATGATAGCCGTGGGTGAGAGTGCTACAGCCCAGAAGTCACTCATCTCATTGCGCATCGTATCGGGGTTGAAGACCATACCCTGAGGATTCTGCATCCAAGCGTTAGCGATGAGGATCCATACTGCAGAGATAGTAGCCCCGATGATGGTGAGCCAGCTGGAGGCTAAGTGGAAGCCCTTGCTGACCTTCCCCCAACCGAAGAACATCACGGCGATGAACGTCGACTCCATGAAGAAGGCGAGGATCCCTTCGATAGCGAGGGGTGCACCGAAGATGTCACCGACGAACCAGCTGTAGTTCGACCAGTTGGTCCCGAACTGGAACTCGAGGATGATCCCCGTAGCTACGCCGATAGCGAAGTTAATCCCGAAGAGCTTCTGCCAGAACTTCGTGGACTTCTTCCAGAATTCATCACCGCTGCGATAGTACTTCGTCTCAGCCAGTGACATGATGACCCCCAGGCCGAGGGTCAGCGGGACGAAGAGCCAGTGATACATGGCCGTCAGGGCAAACTGTGCCCGCGACCATGAGACTAAAGATTCTAGATCCATTGTAAATAGTTATTAGAGTTTGATATGTTTATCTCGCATGAAGAGAAGGAACGTCATCGAGCGACGGTATCGCCTGGCGCACGACGATTGAGGAGCTCGTCACCGACGAACTCAGATCGCTCGATATGCTGCTCCTTGGCCTGCTGCTTGACGTGATTAGGGAAGAAGAAGGCGCGCAGGATAGCAAACATGATGAAGAGCTTCAGCACAATGATGAGCCAAAGCTTCTTGCTTGTCGGGGTCAATCCTCGGAAGCCATCGCGATAGAGGTGGAAGGCTCGTACGAAGAAATTGGGTTTTGGGGACTCAGTCGGCATAGGGTCGATGAGAGGGTGAGAATGATAATTTTGTCGGATGAATCCGGTTCGGACAAAGATAGAGCAAACGAGTGAGTGGACTACTACCCGAGAGGCCCGATAACCCTGATAATGAGCCCTTAGTTTGATAGCCTCTATCTATGTGTGTATTTATAGAATTGATATATCGGGGTGCTGGAGCGAAGTAAACTACCTACTGGACGGTGTCTAAGGGAGGAGTAAAGTACCTGGATTTATTTGTCGGAAGCTACTGGACTTATACGATTGGATAGTATGTGCCTTTGGGATAAATGGCATCTTCCTCCATAAGAATAGCCCCTACGCAAATCATTGATTTACGCAGGGGCTTCCTGTAAGTGGCTGTACCCAGAGTGGTAATACATTGATTGTTAGGTAAATACGCCCTACGTTTTGATAGTGTTATTCCAGCAGGGGTTTACCTCTCCCGCATTGCTATTTAAAGTCGTTAGCGTTCATTAGATAACGCCCTTTTCCGTCCGCTAAGCGTCCGTTGTGAGGATAGCAGCGGACGGTTGAACTTTTCCATCTCCTGCGCTTTGAGGGTGTCGGCTATTGCCACGTAGGGGCGCATAGTCTTCTCGGTCTTATGTCCCGTGTATTTTCGGATGACCTCGGAGGGGATGCCGAGTGTGAGGGCTTGCACGACAAAGGTGTGGCGTCCGATGTGCGAGGTTACTACCTCATACTTCGGGAGCGTCTCCTCGATGCGCTGGCGTCCAGAGTATCGTAGTCGTGTGACTGGTGCGTTGATACCTGCCTGCTCGCACACGCTTTTGAGAGTTCTGTTGAGTCTCTGCTCCGCCATTGGTGGTAGTGGGGTCTCCTCGCCCTTGTACTTGTCGAGTATTGCCCGTGCGTGGTCGTTGATGTCCACCTCGATTAGCTGGTCTGTCTTCTGTGCGTAGTATCGTATGCTCCTCTCTGTGATGTTGTCGTGTGTCAGCTTCTTCAAGTCCGAGTACCGCAGGCCAGTGAAGCAAAGGAAGCAGAAGAGGTCACGTGCTATCTTCTCTGAATGCAGGCGTAGCTCTACCTCCATAAGTCGGCTCAGCTCCTCCCACGTGAGATATACCTCGGCTCGGTTGCTGTCAATGCCCTTTAGACGCACCTCGAAGAAGCGGCGGTAGTCCTTTTCGTATAGCCCTTGCCCCTGCGCCCAATAGAGAGCGCTCTTGAGGATGCGGAGAGTTTTGTCTACCGAGCTATTGAGCAGTCCTCGCTTCGCCGTTAGGTGCGTGATGAAGCCTGCTACCCACTTCTCGCTGATGTCCTCCAGTGTTGCGGACTGCGAGTAGTCAGCGAGGTGCATACGTGCGGTGCGTATGTTCGCCTTGTGGCGTTCGCTCCAGCTGCGTCGCACGCTCTCAGCCTCGACAAATAGATCGATGAGAGCTACTACCTTTCGCTTGTCCTCTGGGGCGACCTTTACTGGTGTTTGCTTCGATGTGCCAAGCGTCTCTCCTAGGTACTCATTGTACTTCTCCTTTAGCTCCTCGGGGGTGGGGAGGTACTCTATCTCCTCGAAGTAGGAGAATGCGCTATCTATTGCCTCCTCGGTGTACTGCAAGGCTCGGTTTATCATAGCGGCTGGCGTTCGTTTGTCTCCGTGGGTGGTGTTCTTTAGGCATCGCTCCGCCTCGGTGCTCCACTTGTCGGGGTCTACTCGGTAGCCAACGTAGACGCTTGTGATATATCCGCCTCCGTAGCGGATTCGGTAGCGTATCTGCAAAGCCTTCCACCCCTTCTGTTTGTCTAGGAGGAAGTGGCACGTGCGGCGGATAGGTAGCATAATATACTGGGGATAAAGAAAAACCATATCGTTGACTTCAACAATATGGTTTTTCGTGGTTGTGGGTTGTGGGTGCTATTGCTTCTTGCACTCAATCTTTACGCTCTCTCCCGAGATGCTCGCTCTCAGAATGGCGGTGTCTCCGCTGATGCTGAGTACTTCGTATCGTGCGTACTCGGCTCCGTCGATATAGCAGATGATGGTATTTCCCGATACCTTGTAAGTGCCTTCTCCTTTGCCGAAGTAGCCTCTCCCTTGGTACTTGCCATCCTTGTCGAACGTGGCGTATGTTGCGGGGAACACCAGCTGTGCGATAGCGCTGGTGACGTCAAGCATAGAGCCGTCCTTCTGCTCTACCTTCGTGATGCGCCACGTTCCGTAAAGCTGCTCCATTGAGAAGCTCGAGGGGGTGGGGCTGTCCTTCTTGCACGAGGCAAAGGAGATAGCAATCGCAATGACCGCCACGAGCGAGAGTAGTAATTTCTTCATAATGGTTGTATTTAGAGTTATTAAAAGTGGTCGTATGTAGTGCTTTATACGCGCGTACGCGTACATATATAGTCTAGAACTTTCGCTTTACCAGCTCTTCGACATAGAAGATGCCCTGCACGTCGTCGAGCTTCACTGAGTAGTCCTTATACTGGCTGTTGAGGGAGTGGCAGGTAATCTCATTGTTAGCCTTGTCGTGGTTCACTACCTCCTTGAGCACTATGCCCTCGGCGTCTGTCGCCACGACGCAGTAGGTCTCCCCGCGCTTCTTTATACCAAACTGCCAATCACTTTTAGGTAGCACTCGGCAGAGTAGGATGTCTCCATCGAGGAATGCGGTGCTACTCCCGTCGTCCATGCTGTCGCCAGATACTTCGAAGAGCAGGTAATCCCCTTTCAGTCGCTTATCTATTAGTACGGGCATCGTCTGCTTATCTTCTTCCCAGTAGGGGTCACCGAAGCCAGACAACGCTCCTGCCTGCGCTCTGTGCGGTACGAGAGGGATGTCCACCCAGTCTCGGTCACTGCTTACGAGCGGGCGGGCGCTATTCTCCTGCGTGGGCTGTGTGGCTGGTGCGCCAGCCTTCAGCATCTCGCCTTCCCCAGTGAGCAGCCATGATGGAGAGAGGTTGTACAAATCCCCCCATTTCTTCGCCTGCGACTTGCCAAAAGCCTTGCGCCCCGTGAGGAGTGCATTAACGTACGGCTGGCTTACACCGAGCTGAGCGGCTATTGAAGCTTGGGTATGCCCCGTATCTCGGAGGTATTTGCCCAACTCTAAAAGTTTTTTCTCATTCATAACCTTTTGGGTTATAGCGATTTAGCTCAAATCATACTAAAATATAACCTAGAGCGTTTGGTATATTACCAAAAAGGTTATACCTTTGTAGTGTAGTCCAAGAGAGGACAACAAGAGCGGGTCTAAGAATAGACACCGACAAAGATAATGAAATACAAAACAAGTAGACCTCTATGGCAAAGCGAAGAGCCCTAAAGCCCAAGTCTAAGATACTCGCAGAGCGCGCTGACAAAGTCAGAGCAGCGTTCGCGAAGATGAAAGACGAAGGTATGGGAACAGAAGATGCCGTGCACAGTCTACGAGTGAAATACAAGCTCGCACGCTCGACGGTATATAATTACCTAAAGGGCTAACAAGCTGTGCACCCCCGAGGGCTTAGCCCTCATTACTGAGCGGTCTTTGACATTCTTGATACAAACAATGGCGAATACAGATAATCTGCAGGTGAAAGGCCTGCACGTGATTAACCCATTGTCGTTAGCCTGCGACCTAATGTGCGCAGGGCGAAGCCGTGGAAGGCACGGAACACCCGAGGCTCGGAAGCCTCCTGACGACACCAGTAACGTAACAAAGACAACTATGTACAACGAAGAAGACATTTCCTACAGCGAGGTGAGCCCATCCTTCCTCAAGGATGTAGTCTACGACATGACCCAGTCCATCGCAGACTATGGCGGGTACACCACAGAGCAGTGCATCTACATAATAGACGACCCACGGCTCTCTGATGAATCGACACTCATCCTCACCCTAGAGCTTTCGGGAGGGGAGTTTGAACTGACCTACGAATATGACAACAGAGCAGGGGTGAAGGACTTCCCCCCGTTCGATAGCACCGACTTCTGCGGGGTGCTTTACAACGCAGAGCGTGAGATAGAGCGTAGCGAGCGCAACGCCCGAGAGATAGCGGATACAGAGCGCTGGCTCAACATGACAGAACGATAAAGACAACGAACATGAAACGAGCAGATATGACGACAGATAGAGTGATAACCGCCCTCGCCTATGTGGTAGCGGGCGGGCTTATCCTCCTCGGCTTCTTAGGGGGACTTCTGATAGTCTCCGACACAGACGCAGCATTCACCCCCGACCTCTCCACCTCGGAGTTCATCATTAAGAAGCTCGCAGGCGTTGCACTGCTTGGGGCTTCGATATATACGTGGCGAGCCATTGAGCGCCACGGCAAGTAATAGCTGATAGGTTCTTTTCTTCAATCCGTGGCGGGGGCGGTCAATTTAGAGGCCGCCCCGCCCACAAAGATGAATCTTCATTGGGTTTGATTTAGTGTTTACAGTGGGGTGGTAAATCTGGGACAGACAAGCCACCCCGAAAAAGTTGACAATCACGCCCGCAATTTAGAGCGGGCGCACCCCCTAGGGCTAGCAACTCTAGCATTGTTTCTATTTGAACAAACATACTGCTCGACAACTCCGAGAGGACAAGCCGTGGCGAATTGCACTAGCGCGCCAACTCCGAGAGGACGAGGCGCGCCACAAAGTAGACAAACTATTTAGCAACACGCCAGCACATGGCGACAATCTCTAACGCAGACGCAAGATGGACACGGAAACAAAGACGCCCAAGATTTATGAAGCCCTTATCAAAGCTAATGAGCTTGTCGGGGCTATCTCCAAGGGCAACACGAACCAGCAGCAGGGCTTTAAGTTCCGAGGCGTAGACGACGTCTACAACAGGCTGCACCCGATACTCGCTAAGTGCGGTATCGTTATCGTTCCCGAGGTTGTGAGCTACGAGGTAACAGAGAGACAAGCGCGCAACGGCGTTCTGCTCTACACCCGAGCCACTATCCGCCACCACTTCACCGCCTCCGACGGCTCCTCCGTGACGACTCTGGTGGTAGGCGAGGCGATGGACAGCGGGGATAAGGGGATGAACAAGGCGATGAGCATAGCTCTCAAGTATGCCCTCTTCCAGCTCTTCACCATTCCGACTGACGAAGACAAAGACCCCGACGCTACCACACACGAGCTAGTACCGCAGGCGCCGCAGGCGACGACAAGCCCAGACTACCAGAGCAAAGTAGAGGGCGCTATTAACGAGCTCGCAAAGGCAAGCAGCTTAGATGAACTTGCGAATATCTTCCGAAGCCTCCCAAAGGAAATGCAGGGCGACCGCTCAGTAAAGGGCGAGGCGACGAGGCTAAAGGCGGTGTTCGCACAAAAGACTGCCAAGAAATGAACGCATTAGACTTGCACCGCTCGTCGGTGCGCTTCGATGAGCAGAGCCACACATACACCACCTCAGACGGGCGACAGCTTACTGGGGTGACGTCGATACTCAAGCAGGCACTCTTCCCAGACAAGTATAAGGGCATCCCAGATGCGATACTCGCAAAGGCGGCTGAGCGTGGCACGGCTATCCACAACGAATGCGAGGACGTAAACCTCTTCGGGGAAGGAGCTATCAACGAAAGCTCCAGTGAGGAAGCACGCAACTACCACGAGCTACTCGCCAGGGAGGGTATCACGATGATTTACAGCGAATACCTCGTGACAGACGACGAGGTCGTAGCTACGATGATTGACTGCATCGATGATAAAGGCAACCTCTACGACATCAAGACCACCAGCCAGCTCGATATAGAGAGCCTCTCATGGCAGCTCTCCTTCTGCGACTACCTATTTACGAAGCAGAACATCTTCCTCGAGCGACCGTCATCTAAGCTCTACGGCATCTGGCTACGAGGCAGCACTGCGAAGCTGGTAGAGGTAGAGCGAAAGAGCGACGACGACATCGAGGAAGTTATTCAGGCCTATCTAGATGGCGAGGTATTCACCCACAAGCCCGTGGAGCTCACAAGCCCCGAAGAGGAGGCTCTTGCGAGAATCAGCGAGCAGGAGGAGGTGATTATCGCACTGAAGAGAGAGATAGACCGACGCGAAGCAGAAAAGCAGGAGGCTCTCGACATCCTCAAGGCGAGAATGGAAGAGAGCGGGCTAAAGAAGCTCGAGACGCAGAACCTCTTACTAACGCTGGTAGCTGAAAGTGAGAGCGCCACCTTCGACAGCAAGCGGTTTAAGGAAGAGCACCCCGAGCTTGCCGAGCAGTACGCTAAGAAGGTAGTCCGCAAGAGCTACGTAAAGATTAAACTCCGATGACATACGACCTCTCCCGTGAGCTCGACAGAGCGCAATTCAAAGAGCGGTGCAACCTACTCTACCGACAAGGGGCGCTCGTTGAGCTCACTGAGAAGAGGGGTAGGCGCACTCTCAAACAGAACAGCTATCTGCACCTGATCCTCTCCTACTTTGCTCTGCAATATGGCGAGCGAATGGAGTACATCAAGCAGGAGTTTTTCAAGCGCCACGTGAACGCAGACCTCTTCCTCCGAGAGAAAGAGGGTAAGGGTATCGGGCGATACTACGTACTGCGCTCCAGTGCCGAGCTTGACACTAAAGAGATGACCACCGCAATAGACCGCTTTCGTGACTGGGCTTCTAAGGAGGTGGGGGTGTACCTACCCACTCCCGAGGAGAACGGGCTGATAGGCGAAATAGAGCGAGAGGTTGAAATGAATAAACGATGGATATAATGGACACCGCAGTAATCCTTAGCCCAGTAGAGCTCTCCGAACTCATCTCCTCTGCAGTGTGCGAAGCCCTCAGCAAGCACAACGAGAGCGCAAAGCAGAGCGAGAGATACATAGCAGGGAGAGATAGGGTGCTCGACTTCCTCGGCATCAAGTCGAGGGGCGCACTTAACTCCAGAATAGCAAAGTACCCTAGCGCCTTCCTTCAAGATGAACGCTTCACGCTCATCCTTGACGTGGAAGCCTACGCAGAGTGCCTGCGCAGAGAGCAGAAGATGACACGACGATAACCACAACAAAAGATAAAGACTATGGGAAGACTTCGACTATATCCGAGGGAGATAGACTTATCAATACTAAACGACTTCGAACTGGACGTGCACATCCACAACCACAACAAGGTGCTGAGCTTCATTACCACCAAAATGTGTGCGAACAACAAGCGGATGCCTTACTACAGACGAATGGCAGATAGCACAATGGATAGGCTACTCACACTTCGGGCTGAGAGAAAGCGCAGGGCGAAGGAGGCTAAGGAGAATGCATAAGATCGACCGCTCCGAGGTGCTCGACAAGATTAAGCGGCATCTGCAACACCGCAGTGACGCTAGACAGCGTCCGCTGATAATCTTAAAAGAGCAGTTGTCCTCGGTCGTTGGTTGCGACTTTGATACCCTACGCCCAGTCCTTCTAGATCTCTACCACGATGGCCTACTGCTCACTGGGCGGACACTCAATACTACATACTTTACACTCCCAGAATATGTGTAAGCATAAGTACATACCTCTCGACATCTTCGCCATGCAAGACGCTAAGATAGAAGCGCTGACTGCAGAGCACGGCATGGCGGGCTGGGGGGTATATACCGCACTCCTTCTGAAGCTAGCACAGCAGGACGAGAGCGGGTACACCTACCCCAACAACTCTAAGCGCCTCGCTAACATCCTGCCGAAGCGACCGCGTGCAGAGATTGTGAGGTCTACTATAGAGGACTTCGGTCTGTTCGAGATAGACGTAGACGAAGATGGGGTAGAGGTGTTCTACTCTCCTCGACTATCCTCTCACCTTTCCTACCTAGGCAATGTAGAGCGAAAGCAGGGCGAAGAGCCCGCATCAAAGAAACGTAACTACAATGTAAGCCAGTCAGTTAAAGAGAGCTTAGCCAAGGCTAGAGCCGCTAAATCATCACGCAAAGTAGACGACGAGGAAGAGAAAGTAGAGAGCAAAGTAGAAACAAAAGTAGAGAACAAAGTAGACGCAAAAACCACCAAAGTAGAGAAAGCAGAGAAAGCAGAAATTAAAGTAGACGAAAGTAGAAACGGCATCTCTACTTTGCCATCTACTTTCAGCTCTACTTTGGGGGGGACTATAGGGGGGGTAATAAATACCCCCCTAAAAGAAAAAGATAAAGAGAAAGTAGAAATAGAAAGTAGCCCCCTAACCCCCGAGGGGGGGATTGAGAGCGAGCGCATCGAGTTAGAGGCGATAGAGGACACTTCGCTTCGCTCTATGGTTAGCTCGCTAATGCACCCTAGCTCCGATATGCGAGATTACGGCAAGGCGTGGAAGGCGCTCTATGAGGAGGCGACAGCAGGCGAGGAGGACTTCGCTAAGCCTATGGTGCTAAGTCGGGCGATATGCAGAGATGGGCAGGAGCTCTTCTTTGCGCTGATGCCCGACCGCCCAGATGGCAATGCAAAGGAGCGCCCCACGATAGCCACCACGCTAAATGCAATAGCACTCTTCAAGAAGATGCTGGAGGAGGCTAAGGCGTCCACCTTCCTCCGAGGCAACAAGGCTATGGCGAACCTATCGTGGTTGGTCAAAGCTGACAACTTTGCCAAGGTCGTAGAGGGGTGCTATCGAGACAACCACGCCTCTAAGCCCTCCTCACCTCCTCCAGCTTCGCACGGCTACTCCAACGACATGTGGGCGAAGGAGAAGGATGAGCAGGCCAGCCGAGAGGAGAGCGATGAGGTGAAGGCGTACAAGGCTAAGACGGCCGAGATGGCAAGGCGTGTAATGAGTGAAATGAAAGTTAGACAATGAACAACGCAGAGCAACCACCACAGAAGACAAGTGCACTCCCCCTCGCCTCAGACTTAGTGAAGAAGATACAAGCGGAGCGCATCGAGGGGCTACCTACAAGGCAAGTGTACGACGTGTACAAAGAGATTGACATAAGCACCGCCTTTAGCTACATCGTGGCACTCGGTCAGCGGGCTACCCCCAACTTCGAGCTAGACGAGATTAGCACCGCAGCTTACATCAAGGCCGTTTCGTGGCTACTGGCTCTACCTCACCCAGAAATAGACGACCCGATGAAGGGGCTACTGGTGATGGGTGAGACTGGCACGGGTAAAACGATGCTGGTATCTCTACTCCGAGAGCTTAGCGATATGCTTGGCTTGCACCGCCCATTCTACGATGGCGTTAGTAGTCGCAGGGTGATGAAGCCCTTCCTCTGGAATGGCGATACGCACGCCCTATGGCACATGTCGGACTATATCGACAGCGAAGATGGCGGGTATACGGCGCTAAGCTACCGAGTGCTTCACATCGGCGACCTCGGCAGTGAGCCAGCCACCTTCCAGCGATACGGGAACAAAGCGAGCCTCGCAGACCTCATCAACCAGCGCTCCGACTTTGGCTACCGAGATGCGCCGATTGTTGCCACCACAAACCTCCCGTGGTCTGAACTTCAACGCTACGGCGATAGAGCTGTCTCCCGACTTCGTGGCGACTGCATCGAGATACAGCTTGTCGGAGTGCCTGACCACAGAAAGCAACGGAAAGACACATGGCAATAACACCTCCCAACAAGATAGAACTGCCACCAGAGCTCCTCGATGAACTGGAGCGAATGGTGATGGAGGAGGGGATGATAATCTCAAAGGCATGCGAGGAGTACGCATCAAAGATTGGTGCGACATCATCCATCGTGTACTCTCGGTTCACAGGGCACCCAAACTACAGCGAGATAAAGCTGGTGAGCTTACAAAACGGAACTCACAATCGGAGCAGTGGCGATGAGGGTGGCTGGGACAAGACCCCTTTTACCAACTTCTGGACGCTTGACGAGTGGAAGCGCAGGGGGCTAATCAAGTCATCAGAATAGACACAATCTAATTCACATAGATATGAACGAATCGAAAATTACTGGACGAATTTTACAAGCCCTGCCCCTTCGCACTGGGACTAGCAAGTCGGGAAACCAATGGCAGGTGCAGGAGTACATCCTCGAGACGCTGGGGGAGTACCCCAAGAAAGTGTGCTTTGAGGTGTTCGGCGACAATGTGGCCAAGTACCCCGTGCAGGTGGGTCAGGAGGTAACTGCTTTCATCGACATTGAGAGCCGAGAGTTTAACGGGCGATGGTACACCTCTGTCAGAGCGTGGAAGATTGAAAGCGGGGTTACTCTTCCAGAGCATCAGGCACAGCCAGGACAAGCTCCTGCCACGGCAAAGGTGAATACACCCCCACAAGCCCCAGTGAAATCTGACGCACTTCCGTTCTAATGAGTACTGCGACTACCACGAAGAAGCCTCTTATCATCGGGATTGACCCAGATACAGAGGCTTCTGGGTGGGCGGTCATCAACCTCAATGACCGCTCCGTACATCTCGAGACGATATCATTTCTTAGGGTGCTTGACCTGCTCGATGAATGGCGATGCGAAGAGGACGAGAAGTACCTCGACACTGAATACTCCTACCGCTTTGTCCTCGAGGACATCTGGAGTACCGCCCACAACTGGCACGCATCACCAAAAGATAACCACAGAGTGGTAGCCAAGAAAGGCTACCACCTTGGGAGGTGCGCTATGGTTGGCGAGCTTCTCCGAGATGCGATACAGGCAAAAGAGTTCCCGATCATCTGCCAAAAGCCACTGCTCAAGCACTGGAGAGGACAAGATGGAAAGATCACCCACTCTGAAATACTCGAAATATGCAGGCGTCACAACCTGACGCTACCGAAGAGTAAGCAGTCACGCACCAACCAAGAGGAGCGAGATGCACTACTCCTCGCTATCCACCACATCGCAACACCTACCAAACTATTCGACAAATGACAATCACACTACTACTCTTACTCTCTGCAGGCCTGCTCGTGATGGCCTACCTCCTATGGACGCTACACTCACGCCTGCGCCTTCTTGAGCGTATGGATGCTACCCGAAAGAGAGACGCACGTGACCTCTCCAAGATGCAGGGCGAGGTAGAACACTGCTTCTCCTTCGTTAGCGAACAGCAACACAAGCTCCTTTAGATGCTGGGCAAGGTCAATGACATCACCCTCAAGCTCGCAGAGAAGGTGCTGACCAAGGGCGAGTATCAAGCACCTACGGCAAAGCCCGCCACGTTGGAGCGTGTGCCACGCCCCTGGCGCACTAAGCCCGTGATGAGTAAGAGATAAGAAGCGAAAGAATGAAAGTACTATCACTCTTTGACGGAATGAGCTGCGGGCAGATAGCCTTGAGGGAGCTGGGCGTGCCTATCGAGAGGTACTACGCCAGCGAGATAGACAAGCACGCTATCGCACAGACGCAGCTCAACTTCCCCGACACTATCCATCTCGGAGACGTGGAGAAGTGGCGAGAGTGGAACATTGAGTGGGAGGAGATAGACCTCCTTCTCGCTGGCTCGCCCTGTCAGGGCTTCTCGCTCGCTGGTAAAATGCTCGGTCACGATGACCCTCGAAGCAGGCTGTATTGGGTGTTCATTGACATCCTGCACCACGTGCAAAAGCTCAACCCCAACGTAAAGTACCTCCTTGAGAATGTACGGATGCGTCCAGCAGACGAGGTGAGGATAAACGAAAGCCTCGGCATTAGACCTGTTGTGATTAACTCCGCCCTTGTCTCAGCTCAGAATAGAGTGCGCCTATATTGGAGCAACATACAGACGAAGAGCGAGGGGATATGGGGCGAATTGATCACAGACATACCCCAGCCTACCGACCGAGGTATCTACATCGGAGACATCCTCGACGATGAAGTAGACGAGAAATACTATATGCGCAATCTCTCTCTCAACGAGGAGGCTCTTGAAAGCATAGCCACTACGCAGGAAGGGAAGACGTCAAGTGTAGTCAAGCTCGACAAGAAGCTAA